AAGAAAAATATAAAATAATTATTAGTATATGCATTTATGAAAAAAATTATTTTAATGAAATAATCAAAATTAATGAAACATGGGGTAAAAGGTGTGAAGAGTTAGGATTAAAAGTATTATATTTTTTATGTGAAGAACCTTCTAATTTATTTGATGATAAAAAATACATATATTTAGATGGTATAGGTAATGATTATGAATCAGCAGGACATAAACAAATGTTAGGATTTAAATATATTTGTGAAAATTATGATTTTGATTATATTTATACGTGTGGAACAGATACATATTTAAATATTGATAAATTATTAGAGTATTTAGATAGATTAGATAGATTAGATAGATTAGATAGATTAGATAAGTCAAAAGATTTATATATTGGTGATAAAGGAGATTTTCAAAAAATTGGAAATGATTATATATATTTTCATTTTGGAATATCTGGTATTATCCTTACAAAGTCAATAATAACAAAATTATATCCAAAATTAAATACTATTTATGAAGAATGGAAACAAATATGTATTGATAAAAATGTGAATGATTTAATTCAAGCAAGTGATGTTTTATTAGGATATTATGTTAATAAATTTAATGGTGAAATTGTTAAAAATAAAAATTTTTATAAAGAAAAAACTATTTTACAAAATAATAATATTTTTATTGATTCTATTAAAAATAAATTTGATAATTTATGTAATCATAATTCAGATATTAATGAACACTTACCTACACTCTATAAATATGCAAGTGAATGTGAAAGTGTGTTTGAAACAGGTGTAAGAGGAGTTATATCCAGTTGGGCATTTGTATATGGTTTATTAAATAATGGAAATAAAACAAAACAATTATTTATGAATGATATAACATCGTGTAATATTGACGAGTTATTAAATTATACAAAAAATACTAATTTGGAAATTAGTTACGAATGGGTTAATAATTTAAATTTAGATATTAAACAAAATTATGACATTGTTTTTATTGATACATGGCATATATATGGTCAGTTAAAGAGAGAACTATCAAAATTATGTAGATATGCAAATAAATATATAATTATGCACGATACAACTGTGGATGAAATTTATGGAGAAACTATTCGTAATGGTTCAAACGCCGAAGAGCAGTCTATTGAATCTGGATTTCCTATTGAAGAAATAAATTGTGGACTATGGAAGGCAATTGAAGAATTTTTAATTTATAATACAGAATGGAAAATAAAAGAAAGATATTATAACAATAATGGACTAACTATTTTAGAAAAAATAAAATAAAAATAATAAAAATTACTATTTTATAATTAATTTAATTAATTATAAATAACAAATTATAAAAATAATGTTTACACTAAACAAGGCATTTCATCAATGTTAATAACATCTTTTGGCACATCCCCCTTAAAATCAGAGAATTCTTTGAACTCAGGTCTCTCTAACTGTAACTGTGGTGTATGATTATGAACACATCTTGCAATCATTTTGTATAATTTAAAGTCAGGATATCTATCTATTCCATTATTTTTATATAAAAGGTTAATCCCTTTATCATCCAAACACCATTCTACTACTATGCGTTTAATAGTATCGCATTTTGACAAATCTTTGATTTCATTCAAATCCTCAACAATATAGTCAAAAATAGAACACGCCAAACGACATAAGTCAAAACTGTAATTGGGTTCTAATCTTGGTTTGTTTTCATTAAAATAGGGTTCAGTATTATATTGAGTTGCTGCATCGCCTCCTGTTTTAAAACTATCACTACAAAATGTCTTACCATTAAACTTATAAATACTGCGACCAAAATCTATTATTTTGAAAATTCTTCCAAAAGTTGGGACCTTATAGTATTTCTTTTTATAACAATAATAAATAAACTTTCTTTCTGTTTCAATATACATTACATTGTTTGTATGAAGGTCATTATGCGTAAATGCAAATACTTTTTGATAAGTTATTAAAATCATTATTATTTGCATAAATGCTGATAACCATTCCTCTTTTGATAATTCATTGTCCATAATTAAATCGTCAAATGTTCTCTCGCAATTTTCCATACATATTACTTGAACTGGAAATTTTGGTATTGTTGCATTAATTTTCTCTTCATCATCATCATCATCACTATCTTCTTCATCACTATCTTCTTTTTCTTCTTCTAAATTATTTTGTAAATTATTATCTGATTTTGAATCTGAAATGTCAAACTCGCCATCATTTTCTGATGTGTAAGATGTTCTTGAAGAACACGACGAAGATGATTTAATTGTTGCTGTTTTTGTAGAAGAAACTAGCATATTTGAGTTTGTAATATCTTCCAAATCCGCATCCATATCTTTCAAGTCATTTAAGTTGATTGTATTATTTGTTTCTTCAAAAATATCCTCAAACATTTCATTGTCAAATGATTTAGCAGATAAATTTGATTTTGAACTTAAGTTGTGGCATATCTTAATTGGTTTTAATTTGTCACATATAGTATCATCTTTAAAAATATGGTCATAATTTTCAACACTAAATAACACATTTTTGTTTTTATTAAAATAATCAGAACCTACAAGATATTCTAAATCGTCATAAATATTCAAATTATAGTCATTCTTTATTGATAAAAAAGAACCATAATAGTCTACTCCATTTATAAAATTATTTGAGTAAATTAAATTACTTGAGAGAAAAACAAACAAACCGTCTACATATGCGGAATTGTTATAATCCATCATTTTAGAATTTGTGTCCTTTTCACACGATTCAATGTCGGGAAGATTTAAAAACATAGGTTCATTTACATCATACTTACCAATTAAATATTTAATCGGGTCCAATAATGGCGCCATTTTAAAGAATATTTCTTTGTCTTTTACTTTTTGATTGTCAATGTTTTTGATTCTACAGTCAAATAAATAAAAGTCTTCGTCAATTCTCTCTTTGACAGAAGAAAGATACCACTTATGATTCAAGTTAATACTGTTGTAGTTTGTTTTGTTTAAGGAGAAAAATGAATTATAAATTGGGATGTAATTTTGGGTTTTAGAGAGAAAAAGGGAGTTGGAATCTTCTAAACTTTTGAAAAGTTCTTGATTCTTTCTTTTTTGATAATTCATGTTTACCATATTAGCTACTTAATATATAAATTCTAAATGATTTTAACTCAACTTTTAAAAAAAGTTGAGCAAAATTGTTTTTAATTTAAATATATGTTTGTTCAACTTTTCCTAAACATTAAGTAAATTTTTGCTCCACTTTTAAAAAAAGTGGATTTTTCTAAAAGTATATTGAAGTAATTTTGCTCAACTTTTTTTAAAAGTTGATGCGTATTAAATTATTGTATACAAATATTTTAGTAATATAATTATATGACACTTGAATTAAAAAAGTTTGATATGAAAAATATCAGTTTTAAGCCCAATGAGAATAAAGGTCCCGTTGTTGTATTAATTGGTCGTCGTGATACTGGTAAGTCATTTCTTGTAAGAGACCTCCTTTATTATCATCAGGAAATTCCTATTGGTACCGTCATTTCCGGCACAGAAGAGGGCAACGGATTTTACGGTAAATTAGTTCCCAAATTGTTCATCCACAATGAGTATAATACAGCAATTATTGAAAACATTTTGAAACGACAAAGGACTGTTTTGAAACAAATTAAGAAGGAAATGGAAACATATAAAAGAAGCACTATTGACCCGCGCGCCTTTGTTATTTTAGATGATTGCTTGTATGACGCAACATGGACTCGCGATAAAATGATGAGATTATTGTTTATGAACGGGAGACATTGGAAGGTCATGTTAGTCATCACAATGCAATATCCTCTTGGTGTGCCGCCCACACTGAGAACCAATATAGATTATGTTTTTATATTAAGAGAACCCTATATCGCAAATAGAAAGCGAATTTACGAGAATTATGCTGGTATGTTCCCCACATTCGAGTCATTTAGTCAGGTTATGGACCAATGCACTGAAAATTACGAGTGTTTGGTGATAAATAATAACTCCAAATCAAATAGACTACACGACCAGGTTTTTTGGTATAAAGCAGACAACCATAATGACTTCAAATTGGGGTCAAAAGAGTTTTGGGATTTGTCCAAAGGATTCAATTCTGACGACGAAGAAGAGAAATATGACCCTGCGAATGTGAAAAAGAGGGGACAAGGACCCAAAATTAGTGTTAAAAAGACAAAATGGTAATTCCACTTTTTCCACTTTTAAAAAAGTGGAGCAAAAATTAAAGCAAGTTTAAAAAGTTGAGTAAAATACTTTTTAATTTATTATATAAAAAATATATAATGAATTCTAGTAGTGATGAAGAAATAGTAGAGAAATCTTTATCTAATACTTCATTACTTTTACCCAATACTTTTTACTCCAGTTTAATATTTCTGACAAATGTAGCACATAATTTATTTTATGAAAATTATGTGTATGCCGCGGCATTTATGATTTTAACAATAACTTCTCTCTTTCATCATTCTAAAACAACAAATTTAACATATATATTTGATAAAATAGCGTGTATAATTATTGTTTTGTATGGCGGGTATTTTTTTTATAATAAATGCTTAGACATTGAAAACCCAATTCAATATGTTTACGCGGTCGTAATAGTAATCACATTTTTATCAACCTTGTTTTTATATTATTATGGATTTCAATGTAAGCATTATTGTTTCTCTTTAGATGAAAATGTTGCGCAATTCTATCATGTATTAATGCACTTTGTATCTTCTTTTGGACATCACTTAATTATCAACTTTTAGAAAAGGTTGAGCAAAAATTGTTTTTATTTTGTTTTTCGGATTGTTCTTCGTTTTACTCTTTGTTTTGCTCTTCGCTTCGCATAACTTTTTTTAAAAGTGGAAAAAGTGGATTTTGTTCGTATTCTTCTTCTCTTTGACTTTTTGCCGCCTTTGTTAGATATTTTTGCCAAAAACTCAGGTGTAGTATTTCCCATAGTATATATATTCATCCAATTTTTGCCTTCTTTGTCATATTGATCAGTAATTTCTTCAGGAGGACGCAATATAATTCTACCATTTTTTTCAATAAATAAATAATAATTGTTTGTTGATAAACTTATATATTTACTTATATAGTTAAAAAACCTTTCTGATGTTTCATATAAAAATTTTTTTAATAATTCTTTATTATTTTGTTTAATTATTTTTTCATAATAATTTTTGTAATTATTCTCAATAAATTTAAAAAATAATTGTTTGATTTCTGCTCTTTGTTTTTCTTCTTTTTCATTATCAAAAACCATACCATTATCCTTTTGAATTCTTATAACACAATCAGCAATAATATTTGCATAATCATTTAAAAAATTATTACTTATTTGATTATTACTTATTTGATTTCCCATTATTCTATTAAATTATATAAAGAATATAATTTAATTCAAATCCACTTTTTTCCACTTTTAAAAAAGTTATGCAAAGCGAAGAGCAAAAAAATAAACACAATACAGCAATTTTGCTCAACTTTTTTTAAAAGTTGATTTAGTCTACCATTTCTAAAGAATCTTTATCAGGTTTTACCGCAAAAGGTCCGCTCTTCAACAAACTCTGTCCATGGTCAGTATCTCCAATAACAATATTCTCTCCCTCAAACAATTCCTTACGAATATCTGCTGCCGAAATAGTATCACTATCCTTCAATGAACTCTCCTGTGAATTAATATTATTAATTCCAATCAAATTACCCTTGTCATCAATTGTTTGTGTTAAAGTATTACCCGATTTCTCCGCATTCTTAACATTCTCATCCATTGCCTTTTGTTTCGACTCTTTTACACGCTGGTCAAAAGTATTCTTTGCATTTACCTCATTCTTCTTCTTCTCGTGCATCAACTGATTCAACTCATCCTCCATATATTCAACGCGACCAGTCTTATATGCCTCAGGTTCCCACGGCATCCAAAGACCAACAGGTCCAACAAAAACATCGTGATTAGGATCTACCTCACGCAACATTTTACAACGCAACTCCGCCTCCTCCATACTTGGATAGGTCCCACGAATTTTTAGTCCACGCGTGCTTGTTTGAAAATTATTTTCAATATTAAACGATTTCTCCAACTCCTCCTCACTGTTGTCCAAAAATGTCTTGTATTCATCTGCCATACTGGTTTGTGCCAAATTGACCTTCTCCTCATTGATGAAATCTTTGAAATCATTGGATAAATCATCAAAGGACATGTTGTATTTATAGGAAACAAAATTAAGAAATTGAACATACTTTTCCATTGATTTATTCAAATCCCACTTCTTTAGGAATTTTTCAAAAAAGAATATCTCCTTTTGTTTTAAAATATTTTCAGGAGACACAAAAGATACGCATACAAATTTTTGTCCAGCAATCGGTTTATCTTCTTCCAATAAATCAACATATTTAGGATTTGCTTTTCCATTTACTTGTTTTTTCTCAAAACTTGGTTTTTTATTCTTACTTTTAGAATGACTCATTTTACATAGATTACTTATTTATTTTTAAGTTTTTTATCGCATATATTATATTTTTTTCTTTTTATTTATTATAAATGAACGGATTAGTAAATATTAATGAACTTGTTAGAAGAGTTGTCAAGTATCTTGTAGAAGGTCTAATGGTAGCTATTGCCGCTTACGCTATTCCTAAACGCTCCTTAAATATTGAGGAAATTATTCTAATTGCTTTAACTGCAGCAGCAACTTTTAGCATTTTGGATACTTATATTCCTGTTATGGGAGTAAGTGCCAGGTCGGGTGCCGGATTTGGTATTGGCGCAAATCTTGTAGGGTTTCCTGGTGGACTATAAATCCACCTTTAAGAAAGGTGGAGTCAAACTTTTAAGTCCACTTTTCTAAAAATTAATAACAAACTTTTGCTCCACTTTTCTTAAAAGTGGATTAGATAGTAGGTATAAACTCCCAGTCTAATTCAGCACATATTTGTTTCCAAATATTATCCTGTTCTATTCTTTTCTCTCTATCTTTAAGCATAGGAAAGAATTCTAAATAATAAGTTTCGCCCAATAATTCGCACAACTTATATGCCGTGTAATAATAATTCAAAAAATTTACACGGTCATCCGGACAAAATTTAGAATAAGGTGCTTGTAATTCAATAAAAAGATTACACAGTGTCTCCTCTAATTCTTGCGACATGACCGGCGGTTTAATTCCCAACTTATCTTTAATAAATGGTATATGTTCATAATATTTATTATAGCCCAACTTTTTAAGAATTTCTTTGGTTTTATGATTTGTAATTTGAGAGACATCGGTTCTCTCTTTTTTAATTTGAATTTTAATGTTTTCAATAACATCCGAAGGAATCTGAGTTGTTTCTTTTCCTTGAAACTGCGCCAATATTTCCTTGAAATGATTAATCCTTTTGTAAGCGTAAAAACATACCTCTTTAGGCGGTTCTTTGTAAGACGGTTTCTCGTTTTCAATCAAATAAGGAATACTTTTAAAACATGTATTGCAAATTAGGATTCCCTCGTCTTCCAATGGTATTAATTCGCCGCTATTACAAAATTTACAAATATCGGTTTGAAAAATAAAAGCATTTAAATCTAAAAAACTGTCATCAATACTACTCAGATATTTTTGAACAATATTTGTATTGTTATTATTATTTGTAACTGGTTCGTCGTCATCTTTTTTAATTTTAAAAAAAGAGTTCACCAGTTTGGTCTTAGAATTGACGGTATTTGAATTTGTATTTGAATTTGAAATGTTTTTTTTGTTTTCAAAGTAATCAAATATGTATTTAGAATTATTTAAGAAATAATCCTTTTTTTTTAATTTTAGTTCTTTAATTGTAGATTTAATTTCTTTTAATCTATCTTCAATATCTAATTTTTGTTCAATTGTTAACGAATTTAATTCTAAAAATTGTTTTTTTTCAAGTCCTTTTTGTTCTTGTTTTAGACTTGGAATTGTATCAGTTTCATTTACAGAAAATTCATTTAAAAACTCCTTGTGTTTTCCATCAAGCGTGATTGAACTTTTTTTATTGTATTTAAAATTTTTGTTGTTTTTAGGCTTAAATGATGGCATTTATATTTAATATCACTGTTTTTTTAATTCTTAATAATTTTAAATAATAAATCAACTTTTCCACTTTTTCCACTTTTAAAAAAGTGGAGCAAAACAAATTTACACTTTTAGAAAAAGTGGAGCAAAATTTAGTTATTTGGTTTTAATTAAAATTTAATTAGATTATATTTGGATTATATTTTTGCCCCACTTTTTTTAAAAGTGGGTTTAAACATAATAATAGTTTTCTTACTTTTTATTAAACAATAATGAATTTAAAAATTAATTTAGATTTAGATAATGAAAATTTTAAAATAGATAGTATTAAGTTTCAAAAAATGTTGTTACTTTA